TGAGCCATTCTAAATGCCGATACACCGCTCGCGGTTCTTCCTGGGTATCAGCAAAAATCGCAAAATCGATTAGCCCCACCGCCTTATAAGGTAACGGCTCAGAGCAATGCCAATAGTGCCAGTTTTCTACTCCCATCAGTGCGAGAGTAGTTGATTGTACGCCCGCTCCCAGATTCAAGATGCGGTAAGATTTCATTTTTCGATTAACTGGACTGGGTGCGAGTAAAAGGAGGCAGCGCGTTCCTTGATTAGCTTGGAGAGCAGTTTGCCGGGCTTAGTTCCCAGACGCTTTACTTCAGCTCGCAAGGCATCAAAAGCGGTGGCTTCCAGGAAGACATGGATACCGTGGCTTGAACCTTTATGACGTGCCATTTAGCTAACAACAATAGCATACAGGGACGCATTAAAAAGAGCCTGCTTGTTTTCGCGATTATTTTTTGGGGTTTTTGTGCAGTTTGAGCGCGAACATTAAGCCGAACGGGCCGCTGTCCTGGCCGATGGTGGTCCTGATTGTGGTAAGCGGAGCGGGAAATTTCTGGGCAACTAAAGAGAACACGACTGCGACCGGGGCTAATCGGCAGGAGATTGATACGGTGTTAAAGCAACTGGATGATTTGCATAAGGCCAGCGCGGAATTTCGTTCGGCTCAGGCGCAAGAGATCGAGAGCCTGGCTAAGGGCTTAGATAACCAGTCTAAGATGTTGCAGAACCAGTTCCATATGCTCAACCAGATCCGCTCGCAAGGCACTGGGCAAAGCACGGCTAAGCCGTCTCTAGACCAATGATAGCGGCACTGATTAGTTGGTTGGCACTAGTTATCATAGTTGCGTTGTTGTACTGGATTTTGAGCCAGTTCGCGCCGGCGCCGATCATGCGGATTGTGCTGGCAGCATGCGTAGTCATTATTGTGCTGGCACTGGTTTGGTTACTGATACCTTTAGCGCATTTGACTGTTAGATAAACAAACAAAATAGAAAGCAAATAAAACACAATGGCAGCTATACCCGTAACGATCACAGGAATTCTAAGCTATTCCGGCCTCGAAGTTGGAGGGGGTCCCATGCCGGGTGGACCATCAGTAAGCCATCCGATAGCTCCAGGCGGGCCTCCGCCCGAAATCTGGCCTTCTCCGGGTTACCCGGCTCATCCAATAGCTCCGGGCGGACCTCCGCCGGTTGCCGGTTGGACCCCGCCGTCCTATCATCCAAGCCATCCCATCGCCCCAGGTGGACCACCGCCGAGTGTAGCTCCACCTATCTTTTATCCACCTTTTCCGGCACATCCAATAGTGCTCCCACCCGAGCAACCTCCGACGGAACCTCCTGGAGAGGGAACCCCGGGCGGAAGCTGGAATTACTCACCCGCTATTGGGTGGTATTGGACATCGCCTGGGGGGCGATGGGTTTATGTCGCCGGGGACAAACCCTCACCTCCAAGTGTTCCGCCTGTGGCGGCCCCAGCCTAAAAACCAAAGATAGCCAAGGATGGCTGAGAACACAGAGGTCCTGAATCTCGATAAACCGAACGCCGGCTTGCCCGACTCAGAGCGCAAGCCGGTGCTCGAGCCCTTGATTAATGTCGAGGTAGAGGACCGGCTCCTGCGTGAGCTCAAACGGCGCCTTTTCCCCAACGACATTGAAGGGATTCTTTACTCGGCGATTACGGGCGATCTGTACTGGCAGGATCAGCTCTGGAGTTTGATGGTTGACACCTGGCCGCGTCTGCAGACCAACCTGGCTAAGCTCAAACGTGCGGTTAGTTCGATCGACTACGATGTCAACGCTTATGTCCAGGACGGTGAAGATAAGCCCAGTCCCAGTGCGGTAGATAAAGCCGGGTTTGTCAAACGTGCGCTTGCTGGCATGCACGGAAACCCGGCCAAGCAATACGCGGATTTCAAGGAAACGCTCGAGAACATTATCGATTCCTGGGTAAGCGGGTTTACCGTGATGGAAGTTTATTGGGAAAGCCGGGAGGGGATTGTGCCGCAGTGCACTCGTTGGATTCCGGCCCGTTATTTCCGCTATCCCTACCTCATGGATGATCCCGATCGGCTGATGTTAAACCCGAGCGGGAACTTGGGCGGGACCCAGCTATTCGATTTCCCGCCTAACAAGTTCTTGGTCTGCGTCAAGACCAGTCACGCCAATCACCCGGTCTTTAGCGCCATGATGCGGTGCCTGACTCCTTGGTGGGCAGCCAGCCGGTTTGGTCTGGAATGGATGATGACCTACAGCCAGCTCTACGGCATACCGCAACGGATTGCCTATTACGAACCGGGGGATGACCTGGTGGCGCAGCAGTTAATCTCGATGTTGCGTAATTCCGGGGCTGCTACCTGGGGAGTGTATCCGACTAACACCAAGATCGAGGTCCAGGGCGCGGCTGGCGGTGGCGGGCACATGCCGCAGGAGCGCTTGATCGAGCAGGCTGACCGGGTCTGCGACATTCTGTTGCTGGGTCAGACATTGACTACCGATGTGCACGAGAGCGGTAGCCGGGCATTAGGCAGAGTGCATCAATCGGTCTGGAACGAGACTAAGGAAGCAGCGGCGACTTACGTTGCCAAAGTTATTAACGCGCAACTGATTCCCGGGATCATTGCCTACAATTACGGGGAAGCGACCGAGCTGCCTAGCATGCGTCCGGTGATCGATATGCCGGTCGATCTGTTCGCTACAGCCCAGGCAATGAAGATTATCGGAGTCGATATGCGCGTTCCCATAAGCCTGCGGGACGTGTACGATTTATTTGAGCTGTCCCAACCCGAACCGGATGAAGCGCTCTACGAACCGCCGGCGGTGCCGTTGGCGCCTAACCCGTTGCATCTGTTTACTCACCCCGGGATCACGACTCCGGAGGGGATGGGTAAAAACCGGGAGATGGGCGATGGACAACCGGCCGGCACCCAGCCGATGCCGAGCGTTGGTGGGCACCGACATGATCACGTTACGGCGCAAGGTGAGGATAGCGAAGGGCAAAAGCGTAAACGAGACGATCTGATTAACAAAGTTTTGTTAGCACTGTTGTTGCTCTACGGGCGTAGCGGCGTTGAGCCTGAGAGCACCAGAACCAAGCTCGAAGCATTTTCGCCAGATCAGCTCGAGAAGCTCTTGCGTAAGAGTGAGAAACTTTCCAAGACCGCGGTCCCGCGCCAGGCACCGAGTGTGGGCCTGATCGAGGCACCGACGCTTGAGGAACTGCCTGCTCACGAGGAAATCGCGAAGCGTGGAACCTTACCGAGCCTGGCTGAACTGCTTAAAGTGCCGGCAGAACCGTTACCCGGACCACAGCGGACACTGGAAGAGAGTGCGCAGGCGCACGCGGTCGAGAGATATTTCGAGCGCAACTCGGATTTGATCGACGGGGTTCATTGGCACTCGATCATGGATGATCGAACAACCCAACAGTGCCGTGAGCTCCATGACAAGCAATGGAGTTACCCGGATATGCAGCCCATTGGACATGGGGTCCCTTGGCCGGGTTACCCGCCGATCTTTTATAACTGCCGATCGAGTGTAGTGCCGATCCTAAAACCCAAGGATGGAAATGAAAGTCCAAGCAATAGCCAAGCGTAAGGATACCTCTCCCGAAGAAGGCAAAAGCAAGTACGGCGACGTTAAGTACGCAGACGAAAAAAACAAAAAGTATCCGCTTGATACCGAGAAACATGTCCGAGCTGCACTTTCCTACTGGGGCATGCCGAAGAACCGGGCCAAGTACAGCTCGGAAGACCAGAAAACGATCGGGGGTAAGATCCGCGCAGCAGCCAAGAAGTTCGGGATCGGCACCTCTAGCGACGGTGGGGACGGGGACAAGAAAAAAGCGCAGAGTCATCTGATCAGTTGCGATTTCTCGACTCATCATTTCGACGGGGCCGTAGCCAATGAGATCGTGTTCATGCCCAAAGGCCGGCACACCATTTCCCCCAGTGTGTCAGGCCAACGCAAAGAGATCACGCTCGATGTCGACGAGAACGCCGCAATGGTCTTAATCGACGACCTGCAAAACCGTCTGGCGGAGCATGTCCGGCCCATTGGCGGGTTTGATCATAAGCCTGGCGCGGCATCCTTTTTTCCCAAAGCCATGCGATGGGACGATGACCGCGGCATCATGCTGGAAGTCGATTGGACGGATGCCGGAGCCGCAGCGATTGCCGGACGCAATTACGGGCATTTCAGTCCGACTTTCTTGTGGGACGGAGAACGGATCGAGGGGCTGCCGGCTCATGGCGAGATCGGTTCGCTTACTAATAATCCCGCGTTTGACGATCCTCTCATGGCGCGCATCGCGGCATCTAACGACACCCAAATTACTATGAGCAAAATCAGTGACCGGCTCGTGGAGCTGGAGGTAATTACCGCCGAACAGGCGGAAGGCGCGGATGAAGAGTTTTTGATTCGCGCAATTAACGGGCTGCACGAGCAGTTAGCTTGCGCTCAGGCAGCAAATGCGCGGCTCTCAAGCGAGAACACCTCGCTTGCAGCCAAGGTACAAGCTGTAGTCAAGAGCGAAGCCGAAGGTGTGGTGCAAGCGGCGATTGCCGAAGGCAAGATCGGCAGTAAAGACCAGACCTCGATTGATTTCTGGACTACGCAACTGCTCTCGAGTCCTGAGACTACTAAGAAAGTTTTGGCTGCCATGCCCAAGAACGAGGCGCTCAAAACTGTTATCAACGTGACGTCCAAGGACGCCGGCAAAGGCGCGTTAACCGCGGCATCAAAAACCGAGTTGGTTGCAGCTCAGCACCGGGCGGTTCGCGCCGTGCAGAAAGCCAACCCGAAAATGGATTACCCGGATGCGTTCAATCAGGCTCGAGCGGATCATCCGGAGTTGTTCCCGGTTGAAGGTTAGAGAACTAAAGAAAAGTCCCGTACATCAGAACCAATATGAAACTCAAATTAAGAACGAATTATGTCTACTGTTGGTACTCTTGTAAGGGACCCGGGTATCATCCGTCTCCCTTGTGCAGTCAATATACTACGAGGTCAACTCGTTAGTTTCACTCCCGGCACAGCCGGCGCGAACGGGACTGCCAAAGTTCCGGCCGCGACAACTGACCGCATCTACGGAATTGCGTTAAGCGATTACGATTCTGATACGCAAGAAGTCCCTATTGCGGTTAAAGGCGGGTACACCGTGTCGATGCAACCCACTGCTGGGCAAAGTTTCCAGCAGGGTGGTCTGGCTTATCAGGACCAGACCGCGTTCAGCACGATTACGACCACCGTAACGGCGAGCAAGATCCTTGGTTGGATAGTTAGCCAGAAACCAGATGCATTGGGCAACTACGAGGTCGCGAGCTTCTACGATCTACAAGCTTAACAAGGGCATTTAGCCAAGGAAGGCACATATGACAAAGGATCATGTTCAGTTATTAACCTTTAGCCAAGGTGTGGTTGCGGACTGGGAACGTAAAAACCAGATCGCATCTTTTATGGCGCCGGAAGTCGTTGTCGGTGGAGGCATTTATCATTACAAAGATTATGGCTTAGGCAACGCTTTTACGCCGATCGATATGCGGCGAGCTGTTGGCGGCCCGACCAAGATGTTGCATCTGTCGGTCAACGACTTAAGCGATATCAATCGGGAGTATTCGCTGGGCACATTCATTGACGATCAGGAGCGGGAAAATAATCCGGCCAATATCGCGGTGATCGAGCAGCGTAAGATTACCGATCTGGTCAATACCGCGATGAACAACAATCTGTATCTGGTACTGACTCAAGCTCGCACTCTGACTGCGTTTACCGTAGGTGGCGGAGCCAACCAACTGCCGGCGCCATTTACCGGAGGTGCCTGGTCAGCGACCACCAATGACCCGGTCAACGATATCAATCTGGTCTGCAAATATATTGCCGATACCTACGGCATTATGCCGAACCGGATTTATTTCGATTCCAAAGCGTGGTTGATCTATATCAACAACCCGCTGGTCCGTGGTCGGTTCCAGGGAGTCTTGATTCAGAGTGTGACGACCGAGAATGCGGCGACTGTCTGGAATATCCCGCTGGATGCCAAAGTGAACCAGGGTGCATTGTACGAAGGCGGAACCTTTAGTGATGTGATCGTCTTTTTCGGTCAGGACGGTCCCTCCCAATATGACAGCACGTTTATGAAAACGTTTGTCAATGTTGCGGGTCGGTTCACTCGGATTCGTTCTTGGCGGGATGAAGACACCTCGAGCGATCGGTACACATGTTCCTGGTTTCAGAATATCAAGCTGACCGGACAGGCTACTGCTGTGCGCATGACTATTTCGTAAACTCTTATGCCGGCTAAAACAGCAAAACAACAACGCTTCTTTGGTGCCGAGCTCGGCCGGGCCCAGAAAGGGCAAAAAACTCAGACTGGGCTCGGACAAACTAAACTGCGGGAAATGGCAGAGAAACCTAAAGGCGGATACTCGGGGAAAAAGAAAAATTAGCCTATGGCCTGGGTGCTATTATCTGCGACAGACATTCAGAACTCGCTTTCGGCGACTGAGCAAACTGTGTTTAACGCTGATGCCGCGGCGGAAGCGGATCTGACCACTATTGTGCAGAGCGTGACCGGTCTGGTTCGGGCTAAAGTTAACTCTAACAAACGTAACCAGGGACATCTGGGTCCCAGCGGCACGATTCCTGATGAGTTATACGCCGCGGCGATCTCGATTGGCAGGTTCAAACTGATTACTCATTTCCCTGAGAATCAGTTGATGGCGCCGGACCGGGAGACTGACAAGAACGATGCCATGCAGCAGTTAGCTGATGTTGCCAGTGGTCAACTGGTGATTGTGCGCTATGACGATCCGCTTGGGCAAACGCCAGTAGTGGTGAGCGAGTACGGAGGTGAACCCTTCTTTGAACCCTACGCTACGGCTGAACCGTATCCACCTTACACACCTTATGCCGGAAACCCCTGGTGAACAAACTAAAGCGCCTCCCAAACCGGAGCAGTACGCTAAGCCGACGCTTCAGCGTTGGCACCTGTTGGTCATGAACCCAGTCGATGTGACTTACCTGATCGATTCCAGTTCCAAGACCAATTACAAGCATGGTCATTACCTGGTAATGAACGCGCATGACGCTTATCTCAAGATTACTTAAGAAAGGAATAAAACTTATGCCTGCACCCTGGACACCTGATGCTACTAAGAACGCAACTCTGCAAGCTTTGGCTGCTGCTTTAGATCCCAACGCAGTTGTGCATGCTGATTCAGCTTGGGCACTGGTCCGCGGTCAGACTGGTTTCACAAATATTGATTCGACTGACGACCTTTTTTATGTCCGCTACAATTGGCCGGGAATTTCCGGTCAGACATTAGTCAAAGCAGCAGAAAAAGAGGAAGCGGCACCGGAAGAAGCACCGAAAAAAGAGTCAAAAAGTGAACATCACAGTCACAGTAAATCTCACTGAGCGACTTCAGAGCGTGCTCGATTCTCTGAGTGACAGTTACATTGAGGATGCCGCGCAAGGAGCCTATGATTTTCTGCGTGATTACCACAAGGACATGCAATGGCGCGGTTCGAATTGGATTCCGCGTTCGTCCAGCGGACAGTTTGCTCAAAGTGTAGCGGATAGCTGGCAGCAACCGATGGTTGCCGGCGATAGCGCAACGATTCGGAACACGTTCGGACTCTTGGCCTGGAAAGTCACCGGTGGCGAGATCACACCCAAACGTGCCAAGGCGCTGACGATTCCGCTTACCACTACGGCGCGATCACGGGCGGCCCGGGATTTCCCGGGGCTGTTCCGGCTCGGGCAGACCCTGTCCAAGAGGCTCGGCCGCCGCATCGAAGCGCAGTACGCTCTTAGCCGGGGCGTCACGCAACGACCTTGGCCGGGAGCGTTACCGCCTGATGAGCAAGTGGCGGATGCTGCGACGGCTGCTGTGCTCGGAGCGATGGAAAAGGAAACTGCGATCTAAATGGGTGTAGCGATCACATTGCAGCAGGTGATTTACAACAG